CTTCAATAACCCCGGTCTCATCGCTGATCTTAGCGATGCTGCCGCCGCAACAATCAATGCTCTACGCCAAGCATTTCAGATTCAAAAACTCTACGAAAGAGACGCCCGTGGCGGCACTCGCTACACTGAAATCTTACACGCCCACTTTGGCGTAACTTCTCCGGACGCACGTCTTCAGCGCCCGGAATATCTCGGCGGCGGACAAACTCAAGTCACCGTCACACCTGTTCAACAAACTTCATCTACAGATGCCACCACACCTCAAGGTAACCTCGCGGCCTTCGCTACTGCCTCTGCCTCTGGTCACGGCTTCTCTAAATCTTTCACGGAACACTGCCTTATTATTGGCCTTGCCTCTGCCCGTGCTGACCTTAATTACCAGCAGGGCCTAAACCGCATGTGGTCCCGCCAAACCCGCTGGGACTTCTACTGGCCCGCTCTCTCGCATCTCGGCGAGCAAGCTGTTCTCAATAAGGAAATCTATTTACAGAATTCCTCTGCTGACGAAGATGTCTTCGGCTACCAAGAACGCTTCGCCGAGTATCGCTACAAGCCCTCTCTCATTACTGGACTCTTCCGCTCTCAGGCCGCGGGGACACTCGACATCTGGCATCTGGCTCAAAAATTCACATCCCTTCCTACACTAAACGCGACCTTCATCGAGGATAACCCTCCGGTTGATCGCATCATTGCGACACCGGCAGAACCACACTTCTTGCTCGACGCGTACTTCTCTCTTAAAACGGCTCGCCCAATGCCTACGTACTCTGTACCCGGCTTGATCGATCACTTCTAGGAGGCAACAATGCTAGGCTTTCTCAAAGACATCGCCGGTGCCGCTGTAAGCGGCATCGGCAACGTTGTTGGCTCCGTGCTAACAAACAAAGCGAACGCGGCCGCGACTCGCGAAACTAACGAAGCAAACGCACGTGAAGCGGAGAAAAATCGACAGTTCCAGCTGGAACAATCCAACACCGCGTATCAACGCGCGATGGTGGATATGAAAAAAGCCGGACTAAATCCTATGCTTGCATACTCTCAAGGGGGCGCATCAACCCCTAGTGGCTCTATGGCCACAAACAGCGCCCCCCAAATCGAGAATGTGCTTTCAAAAGGAATTAATTCCGCTGTCGAGGCTCGCAGACTTAAAAAAGAACTCGACGCTACCGACTCGCAAGTCGGCCTCAATAAAGCCATCGAGATGACCCAAAAAGCTCAAACGAAACTCAACGAGAATTCCGCAAAAGTCGCAGACGTAAACGCTAAAGCTATGGAAGCTCAGCTTCCTGCGATCAGACAAACCGCGAAATTCGAGGAAAAGCGCGACAAAATCAACGAGAAATACGTTGGTGTCGACGCACTCATGAACCGCACCGGTCAAGCTACCGGAATTATCAACAATGCGGTATCAACCTTCAAACCAGCCTTTAATTTAAACGGCTGGAAATCTGGCTCGCGTCCCGGACGCGGAGACATGCTCATAAATAAAAAAGGAGAAATCTTACGTGACTTCTAAAACAACTATCCTTATTAAAAAACGGTATGACCCTTCAATTGACCCTGGCATTTCATGCCAAGATCCCTCACTCGCTCAGCAATCGGCCAAAGACGAATGCGACATCAACAATATCATCAAGAAACATCGGACAACGGGTCTACCGCTCCCTACAAAAACTCCCGTCTACGGAGATTTCTCAAACGTTGAGGACTATCAGTCTTCCCTCAACGCAATCCACTTCGCCCAACAATCCTTTAATGGTTTACCTTCCGAATTACGGAAGCGTTTCGCTAACGATCCTGGCGCATTTATTGAATTCGCCCAGGATCCCCGAAACGGAAAAGAACTCATTGACCTTGGCTTGGCCTCACTCAGCCCCTTAAGTCCTAACCTTGAGGCCTCCACGGCCTCCACAAGCCAAAATACAACTACAACGGAACCTAAAGGTTCCAAAAAACAAACCGAGGAGTCGTAGACTCCCGGTTTCAACAAGCGCAGCGCGTTAGGGTCCCGACCAGAACACGCTACTTGATGTAACTGGTCGGACTGACACCAAATGACTAAGTTGACCAACTGGACAACCAAAAATCTGGTGTCTAAACTCTAAAAAAAGGGGATAAAAAAAATGGCTAGATTCAAACACCGCTCAAAAATGCCCAAAAAACAATCACGCAAACTCTTCACCAACACCGCCCAAAAAATACACCCTAAAAACGCTCCTCAATACGTAATGCGTGGTGGAATCAGACTTTAACAAAATGACGCAGCGCGCCGCGCACTGCGTCAATCCCCAACATACAAGAACGGAGCCCAGCTTGCGCCAGGCCCCGTAAAAAGGAGTGTAACAAGTGCCCTGTTACAGCCCTCTTCAAGCTTACTATAGCAGATCTCTTAACGCGTCTGGTAAGCGTCCGATCGTCTTCTCACTACGTGAAGCACAAGATGATCGCCTAATTCAAGTTCCCTGCGGCCAATGTATTGGCTGCAAACTAGAGCGCTCACGCCAATGGGCCATACGGTGCGTACACGAAGCTTCTCTCTACGAAAATAACTGCTTCCTTACACTCACCTATAACGACCAACACCTACCACCCTCAAACTCACTACAACCAACCCACTTCCAAAAATTCATGAAACGCTTCCGCAAACACCACGGCCCAAACATCCGCTTCTTCCACTGCGGCGAATACGGCGAGCGCTACAAACGCCCCCATTACCATGCCTGTATCTTCAACTTCGATTTCAACGACAAGGAAATCTTCAAATATGAAAAAACAACTGAAACTTTTCTCTACACGTCCAAAGCCCTCGAGAAACTCTGGCCCTTCGGATTCTCCACGGTGGGTGAGCTCACCTTCGAATCCGCCGCCTACGTGGCTCGATACGTTACAAAAAAAATTACCGGAAAGAACGAGCTCCTCAAGCTCTTCACCTACACTGACTTCGACACTGCTACCGGAGAAGTCTTAAACGAAAGAATACCTGAGTATACAACCATGTCCCGACGCCCCGGCATCGGAAAGCCATGGCTAGATAAATACCTAACCGACGTTTACCCTCACGACTTCGTCGTGCTCAAAGGCAAAAAAATGAGACCTCCCAAGTACTATGACAATCAGCTTCAGAAAGCTGATCCCTTTGAGCACGACCACATCAAAGAAAGGAGAACAGAAAATGCTAAAGCCCATGGCGAAAATAATACTGCGCAACGCTTAGACGTTCGCGAAAAACTCCAACTACTGAAGCTGAAACAGCTGAAAAGGAATCTTGAAAATGAAACTTAAAATCTTCTCTGTCTACGACTCAAAAATCGAAGCCTACATGCAACCTTTCTTTATGCAAAGTAAAGGTGCAGCGCTTCGTGCCTTCATGGACACTCTCGCTGACAAATCCTCCGTACTCGCAAAACACCCCGAAGACTATACACTCTTCGAAATCGGCGAATTCGACGATACTAACTGTACAATAGCCACGTTGCCCGCTAAACTCTCTCTCGGTTTGGCTAAAGAACTCATTAAGGAGTAAATAAAATGAAGTCAGTGATGTCCCACAACTTCTCAAAAGTACCCGACGCGGATATCCCGCGTTCAACCTTCAACAGATCGCACGGATTCAAAACTACATTCGACGCTGGGAATTTAATTCCTATCTTCGTCGATGAGGCTCTCCCGGGCGATACCTTCTCATTAAACACTTCCCTCTTCGCGCGTCTCGCCACGCCCATTACCCCTTACATGGACAACATGTTCATTGATACATTCTTCTTTGCAGTCCCATACCGATTGGTATGGGACAATTGGCAAAAATTTAACGGCGAACAGCGCAATCCTGGCGACTCAACGGATTATCTCGTCCCGCAAAATATTGCCCCCGTCGGCGGCTATGGCATTATGTCACTCGCCGACTACATGGGACTTCCTACCGGAGTCGCCGGCTACTATCATAACAATCTTCACTTCAGAGCCTACAACTTGATCTGGAACGAATGGTTCCGCGATCAAAACCTTCAAAACTCAATCGTCGTCGATGTCGACGACGGCCCCGACAACCCTTCGGATTATGTAATCCGCCGTCGTGGCAAGCGCCACGACTACTTCACATCTTGTCTACCCTGGCCTCAAAAGGGCCCCGCCGTGGACCTACCTCTCGGGACTTCTGCTCCCGTTGAATGGGATGGTTCAAGCTACGTTACTATGACCGATTCCACGGGAACTCTCCGTGCTCTTAAAGGTCTCTCCGGCGGCGCCTTTACTGTCATCGGTGACGCTGCTTGGGGTGCAGGCAACCCCAACTTACGCTTCAATAACCCCGGTCTCATCGCTGATCTTAGCGATGCTGCCGCCGCAACAATCAATGCTCTACGCCAAGCATTTCAGATTCAAAAACTCTACGAAAGAGACGCCCGTGGCGGCACTCGC